TTGCTTCCGTCTAGAACCTTCTGGAACTTGCTCATTTCTTTTCCTTTCATTTCTTCGTCACAATGACGATGTGTGATGCAGGCGAGCCTGGCTTGCCTGAAGCGATCGCCTTGAGGTCTGCCTCCGTCACCGGCACGGCAAACTTCTCTTTGGGATTACGCTCATCAAACGTTGGGTCGGCAAAGACCAGCGTCTTCGCCTCGGCGTCGTAGCCTGCGGAGGTGAGGTGGCCGTACCCTGCGGCGATCACCTTCGGGTCCTTCTTCTCCCAATACTTCGCCCAGTTGCGATGCCACTTTGAGAGCGCCTGCTTGGGGTAGCCGATTGGTGCCTGCACCCAGACGATGAGTGCGGCGCCAGCCTTTGCAGCGGCGACCGCCTCGGCGAAGGTGTCGGCAGGCTTTGCCTTGCAGCCCAGTTCCCTGACAGTCTTCATCATCTCGCTGAGCGAAGAGCCGTTGTCGCTGACGCCCTGCTTCTCCTTGAAGCCAGTGGCGCGCTCCTTCGCCGCTACGCCGTCGGCTGCGCTGAAGTCTGGCGAGTAGCCGTTCACGAAGGCCGCAGCCGCAGCTGCGCTCGATGGACCGCAGTCGTCAAGGATCGCGCCGACCTTCTTCTGCGCCTCTGCGTCTGAATAGAGTTGCGACTTGATCTGGTACTTCATTCGCCGATCTCTTCCTTGATGTGCGCGGCAAGTGCAAGACCAGCCTTCTGGAAGTCGAGTGCCGCGCTGATCGGATGACCGCACGTGCAGCCCTCTGAGTAGTCGTTGCCATTGTCGCCACGCTTCCAGAGCGTGCCGCCGTAGGCGCTTGCATCTTCGTTCGGGACGAGCGCCACCCACTCGTCAGGCGCGGTGTCAATCCGCGTCCAGCCCTGCTCCTTGAGTTCCTTGATGTGATCTTCGGTTGTCATTCTTTCCACCTCCAGTATCCTGTCGCCACCCAGATGATTGTCATCAAGGCGAACAGCGTTGCCATTGTGCTCTGCGTCTGACCCTCTGGCAGTACGACAACTGCGAAGAGCAGACCGAGGATCGTCCACGAGCCTCCGACCAGATCGTTGATGATGTTCCTAAGCACGGCGACCACCCTTTCGGCTCGGCGTATTTCCATTGCCTCCTGCTGGTCCGCCGCCGCCAATGTTAGCAGCCGCTCGTGCGGCATTTGACGCTGCGGCAGCCACACTTGCAACTTGGCTGGCAATGATTGCGACGGCAACCGGCTGCGCTTCTTCCTTCTGAATCGGGTCAAGGTCTTTGCCGATCTCGGTGATGGCCGCGATGTTGGCGAACACCTCGCCGACTGCCTCGACCGCAGCTCCTACAACTGGCAGAGCGGGTTCGGGTTCAGGAGTAGGTACAGGACTGGGATCAGGAGATACGGAAGGAGATGGCGCGACTTCTGTTGGTACAGGCGTCGGCTCTGGCGTTGGTTCTGGGGTTGGTTCATTGGTCACCTCTGGACTTGGCTCCTCCGTTGGTGATGGGGTTGGTTCGGGTGTGGGTTCTGGTGTTGGCTGAGGTGTGGGCTGCGGCGTTGGTTCTGGCGTCGGCTGAGGCGTCGGCGTAGGCTCTACAGAAGGCTCTGGCGTAGGGGTAGGAGCCACGCTAGGGCTTGGTGATGGCTCTTCTGGTGTCTGGGTAGGGGTCGGCTCAGGAGTCGGCTCTGGGGTCGGCGTAGGCGTAGGTTCAGGCGTAGGGCTGCCTGCAGCGATGTTTAGATAGCCGGTGCCGCAGCACGAGTCGGTGGACAAGATGCGGAAGCCGAACAGATCGCCAGCCGCGAGCACGACCTCAAGGTAGCCACTCGCTTGCATTGCATTCCCCTCGACAAGAGTGATCCACTCTGCGCCGCTCAGGTATTGCGGCTTGTCAAAGAACGCACCGTCGGTCGTCCAATACGTCCAGAAGAAGCCAGCGATCTCAGCTTCTATTGCAGTTGTGGTTGCGCTCGTGGATGCATCCCAACGCGGCTGCTCTGGCAGCGGGTCGTTCGCGCCGGCAATCGTCAGCGTGCCGTCTTCGTTGATCGTGACGGTGCCGTTGGAATCAGTGGTCTGATCCCACTCGTCAAACGAGTCGAGCGCGTAGGCAACTGGCGCGAGGTTGAGCGCGCAGACAAGCGCGAACAGGAACGCGACGCGGATCACTTACCTGACTGGCTTTGCAACCACGCCAGAAGCGTGCCGATTCCTCCTACGCCGAGTAGGGCGCCAAGCCCCTTGAGAACGGCAAGGCCGCCCTTCATCTGGTCAATCTCTGCCTTGAGCGAGTCAATCTTCGCGGACTGCGCGTCCAGCCGGTCAATGATCGCGTCAACCTGGGATCGAGTCATCAGGTGGCTCCGTGGCTTCAGGCTCAGGCAGAACCTCGGACTCGCCTTCTACAATTTCAGGCAGAGGTTCTGGCTGTGGCGGTGGTGCGAATACGCCGTCAGTATACGCGCCGCCAATCCACACGCTCGTGCCTTGCTCCACTTCAATGATGGCAACCGCGCCAAACAGAGTGGCGTAGTCGCGCAGGAAAAGTTCTTGCGCCGAAGCGTCAAGCGCGCCTGTGATGACTTGCACCACAATGCTTTCTGCGTTGATAAATGCGTAGCGTGTCATCAGGCGATGTACGAAATGATTACAAAGCCATCGCCACCATTGCCTCCAGCACCAGACGAGGCGCTGAGAACAACAGATGAACCAACATTGCTGCTTCTAAATGAGAAAAGCACCGACCCTCCTCCACCGCCGCCTGCGCCTGAAGATGCGCTTGCGCTGCCGCCGTTGCCCATTAGGGCAGTGCCAGATGCAATACCAAGTCGTGCGGAGTAAGCGCCGCCTCCACCTCCGCCACAACCCGTAGCAATTCCCGCTGGGCTTGTGATTGCTGGAGCAGTATTCCTATCTTGTGCGGTTGCTCCACATCCTCCGCCACCTCCAAAAAATGTGCCAGAGTGACCAGCACGAGGCAGAGCAAGTTCAAGCGTAGTGGCAGTTCCAGAGATTGTTGCGCTTCCGCCATCCTGTGCTGCTCCAGGGTATGACTGAATCAGCGGAAAACTGAATTTACTTGATTGAGTCGTTGGCGTTCCCGCACTTGTAGTTCCTACAGTGGCTGTTCCAGCATCGCCGCCCGCGCCAGATACCAATAGCGTGTTTGGATAAACCAGAATGTTTGCTGTTCCTGCTGGCCCGCCAGTGCGGGGAGTTGGTGGCGTGCCGCCAACTTTAGCCTTGCCAGAACTTCCAATACCACCACCGTCGGCAACCACAATCGTGCCAAAACTGCTTGCACCTCCAGCCCCCCCATCCGCTCCGTTGAGCATACTTTCACCAGCAGTCGTTCCAGCCGCTTTCGTGTAGGAGGTACCCGCGCCCCCGATTCCTTTGGCGCCGACTCCAATGGTGACAGTCCCAAGATTGCCGACATAGGTTTGCGGAGCATAAACAAGCGCGCCTCCACCGCCGCCTGCTCCACCCATTGCATAGATAACGTTGGACGCAGTGCCAATCGCAACTGCTCCGCCGCCGCCGCCGCCTCCTGCAGCAAGACAAAGAATGTCTACATACTCAACGCCACTTGGTCTAACCCAAGTTGTTCCACTCGTAAATGTTTCTGAAATCAAGAATGACTGCGAGCCGCCGCCGCCGCCTGCGGTTGAAGTTTGCAGCAGGATGCTGTTGATGTGAACCTTCACCGTGCTTGTGACGGCTGCGGTTGTAGTCAGCGTGAAGGTCAAGTCCACATACTGCGCCGCTGCGTTCACGATGGCCGTGCCGCTCGTGGTGAATCCGCTGAGTGAAGTCCAGGTGGCATTGTCAGCCGCCGTGCCGATTGTGAACGCGCTGAGGCTGGTGTTCGTCGCGTCAAAGTATTCCGCGCTGAGCGTCAGCGCCCATTGAGTCGTGCCAGCGTATGCGTTGACCTTCTCAAGACTTGCCAGCGCCTTCTGGCGCAGGTCAAAGTTGGAGTCGTTGAGCAGGTAGGAGCGCGTCTTGATGGCAATGGAGTCGGTCGCTGAACCCGCTGTCGGGTCAATCTCAAGCGCCCAGGTCTGCGCCGTCTCATCAAAGACGGTGGTCGCAAACATTCTGCCTTCGCTCAAGTCCTCAACGCTCCAGTACGGCAGCGCGTTGGCGTTGTCTACGATTGGCGACGAAGGGTCTGGCGGCAGGATGTTGAACGATGGATTCGGCAGGAAGTAGAGCGCCTGCGAGCGCGCCGCAATGCCGAGCGGCGAAGCGCCAAACTCTGTGTCTGCGGTGACGATGGGGTTGCCACTATCGTCAAAGACTCCACCTGAGTTGTTGCCGACAAGTCCGCTGTCTGATCCGATGCGTGCCATCTACTTGCCTCCGCGCTTGACTGTGTTCACAAGATTGTTCGGGTTCCTTCGGTTGAAGGTGATTGTAATGACTTGGAAGAATGACCGAGGCTCAAGGCTCCAGTCCACCTGCTCAACGCGATACAGGCCGTTGAGTCCAAGTTCAGGAGCGACGATGCTCACGAACTGACCAGGCTCCCACCGCTTCTGCAAGGCAAAGGTTGAGGCGCCGGTCTGGTAGTAGCCAGCCGAGAATCCGTCGGCATTGTGCGCCACGTCTCCCGCGCCGCGCAGAGTGAGGGTGCCTGTGAGCAGCGGCTTGTGCCGCTCAAGGAAGTAGGACTTCGCAGCTCGCTGCACCTGATTGTCCACGCTCTTGGCTGCGGTCGGGTAATCCACCACGTCGTCAAAGATCGGCGCGTTCTTCCGCTCGGTGAACCCTGCGCTCGTGTAGTTCACCACCTTCTTGACGCCAGCCCCGCTCTGCGCGCTGATCTGGAACAGCGCCTGCTTGGTGGTTTGGTGGTCATAGTTGAGGCTCAGGCTGTAGGGGAAGATCGTTGCAGCTGCGGTGGTCGTGTCTGGGTCTGCCGTTCCGCTTGTGATGATTTTGTACGGAGCAGTCGCGTAGGTCGGGATGGCCGTCGCATCCACGAGGCGATAGTTCAGCCTGCGATTCAAGTCGATGTAGTAGCGGCGCTCTTTTGAGTCCTGTCCTCCGTAGACCTCCACAATCGCGTCAAGCACTGAGCGCAGTGTTCCAACTGGGATCGCCACGCCAGTGTCGGACGCGGCATCAACCGAGGAGACAATCTGCGTAGTCGTGCTAGTTGCGAGCAGGCGCTGCACCGCTGGAGACTTTCTCTTGTAGGAAGAGACGATGCCCAGCACCTTGCGGACGGCATCTCCCTCGTCCTCTCCCCCAATGATCGGAATGACCGTCTGTGCCTGAGTCCCGCCAATCGGGGTTATGGTGGCGATTCCACGAATCTCACCGCCGCTGAAGGTTTGTGTGAAGTTCAGCGAGCTGCTCAACTTGACTTGGAGGACGGTGGCGCTCACCCTCGTCACGCTTGAGCCTGTGAAGATCGTGTTGATTTGATTCTCTGCCTTCGCGCTGGATGCGCTGACGCCGCGAATCTCAACCGTGTCTCCGCTGCTCAGTCCGTGATTTGCGCCGCTCGTGATTTGGATTTGGACCAACTGCTTGCTCTTGCCCTTGAGTGAGATTGAGGTGATGGTTCGCCAGTTGTCACCCTCAGCATTGCTGCCTGAGTTGGCGTAGGTGAACTCATTATCCGAAGGCGTCCCGTTGATGGTGAAGGTTCCGTTGAAAGAGGTTCCAGCGCCACCGATGACGCTGGCAATCTTGACCTGCTGCCCGACTGCATAGCCGTGGTCGGTGCTGGTGGTCACCGTAGTCACATTGCTCACGCGGTCAAAGCCGCCCTCGCCTTCTGGCTCTCGCGCCTGCACTGGCTGCCCAAAGACCACGAGTTTGTCAAGGATGCTATTGACCTCCTCGATTGAAACGTCGGCAATCGTTCCTTGCCCTGAGCCGTTCATCCTTGCCGCGATGCCAGAGATGACGCCGATGAAGTAAAGGTCGGCGTCGGTCGGCGCTGAGCCTGTGGCAACTTTGTAGAGCCTGATCCGTGCCTGGTCTGGGATGAGCGCGAACCACGGCCCATCGCTCGGCGTGTCGTCCTGCATCACCGTGAGGCTCATCGAGGAGGTCTCTCCGTCTCCTGCCGCGCTCATCTGCATTGACTCTGGGTCCACATAGAGAGCCGCCTCCCGCGCAGTTCCTTGCGCGTAGTTGATCAGCGGGTTGAGCAGGTCTTGGGATACGCAGGCAGACCCGACGGTTGCAGTACCGGCAGAGCCAGCGGCTGAGAAGGTGAACGCCGTTCCGCTTGTCACAGTGATCTGCGCGACCGTGTTCATTGAGGTCCCAGCAGCTCCAGTCGCGCCTTCCATTTGCACGTAGGCTCCTGAGGCAAGGCCGTGTGCTGAGGAGGTCGTCACCGTCACCGTTGAGGAGACGCGGACCGCCGTGGCTACTTGCGGGAGATCAACGAAGAAACTGAACGGCGCGGTCGCCATCGTCAGCGCCCGCCTGTTCGCGTTCCAGTTGCACTCCTCAAGCCAGCGCCAAGCCGCCTGTCAATGTTTCTGGCGAGCACCTCGCCATCAAGGTTGACCGTGAGGTCGTTGTTGATCTCAAGAGGGCGTTGCCCAGTAGTGATAAAAGTGAAAAGGTCTGACAGAACTTTGCCCTGATCCTTGCTGTTGTCGGCAAGGGTTGCGGCAGTGGTCCCAAAGATGTCAATGACATTATTGCCGCCGACTTTGTTTGTCAGCCCCTTCTCTGTAATCGCATTGCTGAGCGCGGCTGCTGCGGCAGTGGTGATAGCAACAATGCTTACTGCAATGCCTGCGGCAGCAAGTCCGCCTGTCGCTAGAGCGCCAGGAACGGCGCCGCCGACAGGGAGGCTCGGCGTAATCGGGATGCTCTTGAAAAGTCCCAAGAACTTGCTGATCGCTGCCTGTGTCACTGCGCTGCCGAATCCTTGAACCACGCCTGCAGTAATGGCACCGCCAATCGTTCCAGTGAGTGTTGCGGTAATCGGGTCAATGCCCATCTTGATAAACTGCTCTGCAAACACTGCGCCTAGCCCGCCAGCAAGCCCGCCCATCTTGGTGCCGAGGATTCCAATGCCTGCAGTCACCAGCCCTTCAGGACCGAGGAATGCGGCAAGTTCTTTAGCGAATCCAGCCACGCTCCCAATAAACTCTTTGGCCTTGTCAATCAGGATTGGCAGTTCGCGCTTGGCAGTTGCTACATAGCCTGGCAACTTGGCAAGGAACTTCTCTACAAGTTCACGTCCAAAGCGCTGGATGTTTGGGAGATTCTTGTTGATCTCACCAAGCACATCATCAAGCACCGGTCTGATCCCTTCAAGCAAGCGGACGAATGTTGGAAGTCCCTCACCACCGCCGATGGCAAATCCGATTGCTTCAACCGTCTCGTTGATCGAGTCTCGCACGATGTCAAACTGACCCGCGAAAGTCCTTGAATACGCCTCTGCGACTCCAGCGTTCTTGTCAGTGATAAGGCGCACGGCCTCCATCCCCTTGATGACATCTTTCTGAACTTTTGTGGTGGTGACAAGTTCTTCCCAGCCGTTTTTATCTTTCTTGGTTTTTGTTTCAGTGATCTTTGTTGTCTTTGTGAGATCAACGCCGTAAGCCTTGAGCGCTTTGCCGTTTCCACTGAATGCCTTGCCGACAAGTTTGGTTGCAGCTTCAAGGCTGATGTTTCTTGAGCGCGAAAGGTTCTGTGCTGCAGTAAGAATCGCTGTTTGCTTTGCGTAGTTCTTTGTGTATTGGCTGGCGATGTTGATTCCAGCACGAGTCTCAGAGTCAGTGAAGGCGAGTTTCTGACCCGCTGCGATCAACTCATTGGTGCGCTTGGTGGCCTCCTCTGTAGTAAGACCACGCGCTTTTAGTGTGGCAATCAGTTTCTGCTGCTCGGCGTCATCAGAAATGGCAGCCTGGATTGCGCTCTTGGCAAACTTGACTGCCAATCCAAAGGCTGCGGTGATCGCTGCGGCTGCAATCGCTGCACCGGCTGCGAGAGTCTTGAAGACTGCACCGCCTGTCTTGCCTAGCGAACCCATCTGCTTACCAATCCCCTTCATCACAGAAGAGGCGGCATCCTTTGCCGAGATTACAAAGTTCGCTGAGCGATCAGACCCGAAAGCCATCTATCTACCTCGCTTGAACCGCAAGATCGTGGCGCGGAATGCGCCGTTGTTGAAGAATGATTCTACCGTCTTCGCCATCGCTTCAATGGCTGCTTGCTGGCGGGCTGGGTTCTTTGAGACGCGCGTGACGAACGGATTGGCTGGAACGGCCTTGACTGCCTTCGGTCCGTTCTTGGTCTGGCGCACGCCGCTGATCCCAGAGGTCACGAACCAGCGATACCACGCTCCACCACTTCCACCATCTCGGCTGCGTCCAGCCCTCGGACCGACAACCGCAGCCGGTGTGCCGAAGCGAGCGCGGCGTGCAGTGACCGACTTGCGGAGGCGTCCTGGCGACTTTGTGGTCCTGCCGACTGGAGCGTCTGCTCGCATCGGCTTCACCATCGTGCGAGCAGCGTTTAGGGTCGCAATGCTCAGGAGGCGCTTGTAGGCGCTAGGGTTTGCGCCTTCAAGGAAGCCCATTCGTAGAGACTCAAACCGCGAGTCAGCATTGAAGGAGATGGTCAATCGGTCAAGTGAACTAGCGGCCATTGTTCTCCTTTGGCTGAAGATCGTTCATCAGCATCAACGTGCGATTGAAGTCGCCCGCGTCCCATTCTAGGACCTCGTGCGGAGCAATGCCGAACTCTTTGCCGATAAGGTGCGCTGCAATCAGCGGGTGCGGCGCTAAGGAGCGACCCGCCGCCAGCCGCTGGGCGTCGAGCCTTATCGAGGGGGGAGTGCTGTGACTTCAGTCCCCCACTTGCTGATCAACGCGGCAAGGGCGTCCATTGGTGCGTCAAGGATGTCCTCTGTCGGTGCGTCATCTGAGTCCTTGAAGTCGTGCTTGATCACCAACTTGGCAAGCGCCTTCATCTGGCGCTCTACCGAATCGCTTGAGAGTTCAATGAAGATGCGTGCCGAGATTCCGTCAGCACGCATCGTTGCCGTCCAGCCCTCATAGGGTGGTTCGGTCAATACGATCTCTAAGGTTCTGTGGCTCATCTAGCCTCCTCCTTCTCTGCTACTAGGTTGAACTTACGGCAATGCCGCCAAGTCGCTGTTCACGACGATGCGAAGACTCTTCGCGCTCACCGTGTCGTAGACCAGCGTGCCGGTCACGGCCATCGTGGTCAGCCCATCTTCAGCGCCAGCCATCTGCTGCACTTCGGTTGGGACGATCATCGCCATAATGTGCGCGCTGTAGGTGCCGTTGCTCCAGCTCAGGCGCACGCCCTTTGGCGTTGCTGCCTTGTATGCGTCGTACCACGTGCTCACTGCGGAAGCGGTCGAGGAGACCGTCATCGTCAGCGTGCCGCTGAATGGGTTGCTCTCAGCGTGCGTGCTGAACACGGTCGTGCCTGCAAGGTACGCCTGGCGCGTGATGCCTGCGTTGAACTCCAGTGAGAAGTCGAGCAGGTATTCGTATGCCGTGCCGTCAGCGGTGCCTGGGAAGGTGCTGCCGTGCTGGAAGGCGTTCCAGAGCCGTCCTGCCATAAACGGCGATGTCGGCGTGCCTTCGGCAAGCGTCGCGCTGTTCTTGGCGATCTGCTGCGCGAAGAGCGAGGCGCTCAAGTTCGTCAGTCCGCTGCGGTCTGCCGCAATGGTGATTGACTCAGCGAGGCAGTAGTTCGCCGCGTATGCCTGCGTGCCGTCCGTTGCAATCAGCGTGTAGGAGGTCGGCGAGTTCGCCGCCGTCATCGAGTAGTCGTAGTCCCACTCGTATGGCGCAGCGGTGCCTGAAGGGGCATCAGTTCGTGTCATTGAGAGCCAGAGTGGAAGTTCGCCGACGCTCACGGCAGGGACCGTCGCGCTCAGTGTTGGCTCAACGGAGACGATTGTGCCGGTGGAGCCAATGAGCGGGTTGCGAAGTGCAACGGATCGCTCGGCGCCAAGTTCAATCGTTGTGCCTTCGGAGATGACGCCAGTTGGCGTCACGAGCAGCTTGCGGCCGCCAGAGGTCAGCGTTGGGATGGTTCCAGGCGTCGCTTCCTTGAAGGCGACGAGTTTGCTGAACAGGACGTTGCCTGCGGATGCGGCTGGCATTATTCGTTCTCCTTGTCGTCTTCAGCCGCTGGTGCGGCACTTACTCGTTGAGCGATTCCTGCGGCAATCCACGCTTCCGCGAGGACGGCTGGTGCGCTGATTGTAGACCCATCAACAGGCAAACCTCCCACGAACTCTCCTTGTGGAAGAGAGCCAGGGACGTAGCGCACGTCAATGTGACTGATCGGGGTATAGGAAAGTGGCTTCTGCAGGTTAGGCACTGGTCGCAATCCCTTCTACTGACGAGACCTCAATGGTCCCTGTGATTGTAAGGTAGTCCGCGTCACCCCACGTGTCGGTGCCGATGTTCGTGGAGGTCACGCTTGCCTGCGCCACGGCGTCTGTGCCGTTCAGCGTCACGCCGTCAATGAGCGAGTCCCTGAGCCACGTGCGCCAGACCATCAGGTCGGCGTACTTGCGGCCGAGGTCTGCCTGCGGCTGAATGTAGATGACCACGTTCAGCGTCAGCACGACTTGGCGATTCGCTGCGCCGTAGCTGATGGTGTCGTCGCCTGGCACGATGACCGCAGCTGGGACCACCGCAAGGTTGTCTGGCGGGAATGCGTGGACGGTGCGAAGCGTGTAGCCGGATGGCTTGGAGATTGCCGTCAGGTGCGCGGCAAGTCCTGCAATGATTGTCGCGTCGTTGAAGCTCATCGAGCCAGACCTTCGCGCCTGCGGTACGCCTCAAGCAACACTTGCGCTTCGGGATGCAATGCGCGTGTCTGTCGCAAGATGCCGCCGAGGTCTTGGCTCCCGATCACGCCGAACGGCGAGGTGCGGCTCGACCAGACTGCGCCCGCCTGAATGATTGCGGCTTGCTTGACGGCGCTCGGCACTGCGGGCCATCCGAAGACGCCGACCACCTTGACGCCGCGATAGACGTCGCGTGGGAAGTTGCGTGGCCACGTGACCGAGACGTCAATCTCGTTGTACGGCCAGCCGTCAAGAGCTGCGTTGCCAGGTGCAAGGTTGTAGTCGGTGTTTACCGTCCACGTGGTCTCGTAGGTTCCGTTGCCATCGTCATCCGTGCTCAGGGTCGTGATGCTCACAAGGTCATCTACGAGCACGTATTTGTAGTCCTCCGCCGTGTAGTAGCGCGTCTCCGTCGCGGTGCCGAAGCCTTGCTTGCGGTCGGTGTAGAGGTCAATCAGTGCGTCGGTTGCATCGAGCACCGACTGCAGCGCGGTGTCATCGGTGACGTCGGCAGTGCCGATCCCGATTGCGCTCTTGAACTCTGCGAGTGTTGCGTATGACATTTAGATGCCTCCGACTTGCAGGATGCTGACGGTTGCGCCAGCGTTATCGGACACAGCATACAACTGGATGCGCTCAGGAATGTGGATTGAGACGTGTGTGTCCTTGTGCAACTGGAAGCCAGTCGTGGTCGTCACGTTCGCACCGCCCAAGAAGACCTTCTGGCTCCCTGCTGCCGTGCAGAACAGGTGGAACTCAGAGCCTGAGACCAGACCCTCGCCGAGCGCAGTGGCAGCCGTCCCGACTGTGACTTGCCTGCTGCTGATGCGCTGCTCGCTCACTCGCTATTCCCCTTTTCCCGCCCGCTGACAGGCGTTCGCTTCAAGGTGGCTGTGTTGCCCCACCTTACGACTACGGCACGCTCTACGTGGCTCGTATGTGCCTCTGCGTTGATTATACGAGGCGTCCGCCGAGCCAGCGCCTTGAGCTTCTTGAAGATGTCCATAAACCCTCCCACTAATGCAACAGGGAGCCGAGCCGAAGCCCGACTCCCTGCCGCTACCTAGCGCCTAACGATTAGACGTTGGCTGACTTATACGACTTCACTGCTGAAGCCTGTGAAAGCCCGGTTGCGCCACGAACTTCAACCTTGTACGAGATCAGGCCGAGGTTCCACGCGAACTCGCGGGAAACTTCAACTCGCACGCCGCCCACGAGGACGGTGTAGATCTGTCCGAGGTCACCGAACAGGATTGCTCCTGCGGTGTCGTCCGTCAGGTCAATGAGTGCTGCACTGTAGATCGGGGCTCCGAGGAGTCGATCTGGAGTGTTCGCATCACCTGGTCGGAAGATTGGCTGTCCAGCCGTATCCACGAGACCAGTCACAACGCCGAGCGTTGTGTCGTTCATCAACCAACCTGCCTTTGGAGCACGTCGGTATGCCTGATTCACAGAGGCCTTCAACTTGGCAAGGTCTGTGAAGGTTGGGTTGATTGAGACCGTGCCTGAACCAGTTGCGCCAAGTGCCGCCTGAGCCGCAACAGCGGTTCCTGCGAATGCACCGTGAGCAACTGCAACTTCAGCACCACACTTCTCGGCGATCATCGCGCTCAGGTCGAAGGCTGCGTCTTCGGCAAGCTCCTCGGTGACCTGAATGATGGTCGCGTACTTGACTGGCGTGAGGGACAGCGCGCTGAGCGTGCCGTCTGACTCACCGATCGTGCCGGCTTCAGCAACTGAACCAGCGGTTCCAAGCGCCGTGACGCGTGGGAACTGGATGTTGTTGCCTGTGCTTGCGCGAACGACCGACACGATTGCCGGGTCAATGAATGGGTTGAACTGTGCCGCGACAACGTTCACGCGGTCGGCGATGGAAACTGGGTTTCCAAGACCGGTGCTGCGGGAAACGTCACGGTACTCGAAGACCTGTACGCCGCCGCTTCGGGCAAGTGCGCGCAGTTCGTCGTTGCTGCCTTCGGACTTCTCGGCCTTAGGAGCGATCACCTGAGCGAACTCAGCGCGGGCTGAATCAGCGGCTGAACGAGCCTCTGAAGCATCCTTCTCGCTGCGGATCACTGAAGCGATGGTTGCAGCCTCGGCCGTAAGAGCCTCGAACTGCGTCTGCTTGTCGCCTTCAAGAGCGGCACCCGACTCAGCAGCTTCAGCAACAATGCTGGTCGCCTGCGTGAGCAGATTTGCGCGCTTCTCTGCGAGCTTCTTGATGTCTGCCATTTTGGTCAGACTCCTTTCACTATCTGGTTTTCCACAATGTTGCGGCTCTCCTAGCGGGATGGTCTTTCGCGGGCTTGCGTACTTAGCGCAGCGGGGCGGGACCTCGTGGCTGCTAGAGCGATTCCGACTCCATCTCGGCGAGTAGCAACTTGGCACGAGCGACTGAAGGATCAGTCATCTCGCGCTTCGGAGCCAGCTTCTCCGTGACGGACTCGATCACCTCGACGTCCTCAGCGGTCAGCGGTTGCGCTGCCTTGATGGACTCGATGGCTGAGATAAGCCGGTCGCCGTCTACGCCCATTCGGGACGCGACCTTGCGAACGGAGGTAAGACCCAGCGTGGCTGGGTATGCGGGAGTCTGTCCTGCACTGAGGACGCTCACCTCAAAGAGATTGACTTCGCGCAGCGTGCGCTCATCCTCGTTCCAAGAATCACCTCGTGCTGGGATAGTGAACCCAAACGACCAGCCCATAGAACTGGCCTCGTTGCGGACCTTTGAGAGAACTGAAGCGGCATCAGGATCGGCTGGGTCAAGCAACGCCTCAACCTTCAAGCCGCGCTCATCTTCAACCAGCGTAAGCCGACCGCTTGCGGTTGTCGCAAGTGCGCGAGTCTCGTCGTGTCCAAAGAGGAACGCAACGAACTTCTTGCCGTCTGCAACGCGGGAGAGTGTGCGCTTGAATGCGCCTGGAGCGATGACCTCGGTGAACGGAAGTCCAGCGGAAGGCGTGTTGAAGAGCGCGGCGTAGCCGCTGATGCGCTTCTGGCCGTCTTCGGCATCTTCCACCCTGTAGTCGCCCATCGAGATAGCGCGCGTCTCAAGTTCTTTCACGTCGAACCTCTCTTCTGTATCAAGCGGCGCGAGAACGCCGTCAGCCCATTGTAGAACCCTGTCTGTACCATTTTCTGCTGTGGGGTCTACGCCCCAGAGGTAGGCGGCAACGGCGCCTGGTCCTGGGAAGTCCTCATCGTCAGAGTTGTTGTTGCGAGGTACGCCTTCCCAGTCGCCACGGTGTCGCAGAATCCACGCCCGCATCCTCGTCACCTTGTCGTCCTCGACTTGACCAGCGCGCAGCTGACGCGCCTCTTCAATCGTCTGGTCGGTGAGTCCGTCCCCGGCGTAGCCGTTGCGCTGGTAGGTCAGACCCTTCTCAGCGGCCTCTTGGATGTATTGCGGCACGTCGATCAGGATTCGCATTTCGTCCTCGTCTTCGCCGTCGTCTACCGTCAGCGCGATTGCCTCGTCTGGCGTGTAGGCGGGGATGCCCATCCCCTCGGCAGCGTCGCGTGCCTCGGCGTCGTTGTCTACGAGGAAGGCGATCTCGTCGCCGTATTCTTCTTGCAACTTGCTGTATTTGTACGCCTTGAACGCTTCGTTCACGGCTGGGTTGGTCTCACCAAAGTCCTGAAGATAGATTTCCTCATACGGCACGAGGTTGTCATTCAGCCAACGCTCGGTCTCCGCAAGTCGGTCAATGTTCCGCGCGGATACGATGATCACCTCGGCGCCGAAGTCGTTGGCTTGACTCTTGAGCCAGTCGATGAATGGCTGGTTCGGCGTGTCTCCGCTTGTCGTCAGCGTACCGTCAATGTCGGTGATGATGTAGGACATCAGGCTTGCGGCTCAGATTCGCCCACAACACCGATGTTGAGCGGCTTCCAGTATTCGTCACCGGCTGGTCCGATTGGCGAGCGGTCTTCAAGTGATCGCACTTCGTTCAGGCTGAGGAAGCCGTTGTTGAGTGCCGTGCTGTAGGCGTTGTATCGCTCCTGCGTCGTTGCGCGGAGCAGTCCGTCCAGCGTGAACTTCAAGAAGGTCTGCTGGCTGCCTGGCACGATGCGCTGGAACGAAGACTCAAGATTGGCGATGATTGGTCCGAGTCCGAGTCGCAGCCACTCAATGCCGATCAACTCGACCGAGGCGTAGGACGTGTTGCCGCCTGGGTACTGGAGCAGATGGAGCGGCACGCCGTAGATGCGAGCGATGGCTTCTACGCCGTAGTGCAGCGTCTCTACGAGCTGCAGGTCGCTGATCTTTGCGCCAAGTTGCTGATAGTCTGCGCCGCCTGTTAGGACGGCCACGCGCCACGCCTTGTCCACGCCCGCGTGTCGGCGACCGAAGCCAGTGCGGAGTGCCTCTGCCTGATCCTGTGTCAGTTCGCCTGGAACCTTGATCAGACCGCCGACGCTTGCGTTGTTCTCATAGAACTTCGCGGAGAAGAGTTGCGTCGCGCTTGCAAGTCCGAGGGTCACCTTGTGGTGCTCGATTGGAGACAGTCCGCGATGCATCTCGCCAGTGGCGAAGAGCGGGATGTGGATGATGTCTTCAGTGCCGAGGATGGCGACGCCTTCAACGGTCTCAATGTGATAGACCGGCACGCCCATCTCGCCAGTCCTGATCTCCACCTTCTGCGGATCAAGGACGCGAGTCTCAATGACGTTGCCTGACGAGTCGCGCAGGCAGAGGATGAATGCGTTGCCGTCAAGCAGCAGCGACGAGACGACGCGATGCTTGAACTGGAACGCTGTGTAGTTCGGGTTGTTAGGAATCGGAACGTCCATCCAGCGCGGACGCGGACGGTATGGTCGGCGCGTTCCGTCAATGCGGATGTAGGTGTCCCACGGCATTGCGGCAACCGTGTCGGCGTAGAGCTTCACGGCGGCATAGACTGCGCCGATAGACGTGGCGTTTTCTTGCGTGACGACAACACCGGCTGCGCCTGTCTGCGCCTCCTGGACGAGCCACTGGCCGCCGATGAATCGCTTCTCTTCTGGCTCGCTGCGTCCGAAGACGCGATCAAGAATGCCCATCAGTCTCCCTACAACTCAATCCACTCGACCTTAGCCTTTGGCTTAGGCGCTGGCGCATTGCCAAGTGTACCCGCTCGGCTGTGTGCCATAAGGCTGGCCACTAAGAGGTCTATGCGCTTCAACGACGTTTTGGACTCTTTCCGAATCATAAGCCCATTGCGAGAGTAGTACGGCGTCGCGTTTGCGGCGTGTCTGGCGAGGCTTGGGTCCCCATTGTGCTTCACCCTGCCATTGACCACTGCATCATAGAAGGCTGCGGTGGCTGGCACCATACGGCTCGGAGTCTGTGGGAACTCAACGACAGGCAGACCCATCTGCTGCCACGCCTCCATTGACCGCTGCCAGCGGAATGGGTCGCAGACAATCTCGCGCACGTTGAACGCCTTGCAGATGTCCAGCATCTTCGCCTCAACCTCCTCAACCGGCACGCGCCAGTTCAGTTCCGCATCGAGCGGTCGCTCCCAGTGTCCGAGCACGAAGAACGCCTTGTCTGCCACGCGGCACGCGACGATGGCCGTGGAGTCGTTGCTGAAGGAGCCGTCAAAGCCCAGCACAATCTCGTCCTCCTTGTTCAGCGCGATCTGGTCATCCTTGCAGGCGTCCCACGTTGCAGTCGGCAGGAAGGCTTGCGAGCTGCTGACCCATTGGTTCAGGCGCTTGGTTCTGAACTCCGCCTCTGGCGTTCGCTTCTTGGCAGAGAGCAGGTCATCAAGCGACAGGATGGCGGGGTCGCTGAGCAGCCCAGGGTTGGCTTCGCTCCACTTGGTCTCGTCAAGGTAGGCGTCGTCAGCGGCTTCCCACCACGCCATCCCAAGCGTCGGGTCATCGTTCTCTCCAGCGATGCGCCGCCGCGCCAACTGGTAGAGCGTGTAGGCGATGGAGTCAGAGCCAGTGGAGTCAGTGCGC